AAAATCTACCAGTGTTTGTTCTTGATACTGGTGATGATACTTTTTTGAATAAGAAAAAATTTGAAGAAACCAAAAATAAAGAAATTTATTTATCAGTTCCAAGGTGTGTACTTAATATCGGTGAATCAACTTTTGTTACCGATCAAGATTCATCACAATATGTTGATATTAAGTACATGATGCCTGATGAAAAAATATACAAAGCAAAATGTAGAAGAAAAGCATCAAATATTTCAATAGGTTTAGAACTTGTTTGTTCTAATTACATAAAAGGTTTGGAATATTTAGAAGTTGTTCAAGGTTTGATGTCGAACGAAAATGTTTTCACATATTCTTTTTTGGGTAATGATTACGAAGCTAGTTATAAAAGTGAAACATTTACACTAGATAAAAATACGATGGATAGTAGTGCAAATAAAAATTGTGTTGTAAAATCAACTATCGATTTACAATTGCAACTTATGATTGTATGGTATAATTCCATAAAACTAGTTGGAGATAACAACAATTTAGATTATGGAAATTTAACAACAGAAGTAAATATTTTAGCTAAAAAAGAAACATGTAAAACAACAACACCACCAGATTACGAAACAACAATAAAGAATTTACAAAACGATTAATTAGAATATTAAAAACAATTGTCAAATAATAATAAAATACTATGTATCAAAAAATAATTGAAATATTAGAAAAAAGCGAAGAAAGTAAAATGAGTAGATTTTTTTATGTTATTTTCTTGCCAATAAGCGCACTATTAGAATATCTATGTTTTAGACACTTTAACAAAATAATCCAAGAAGAATTATCTAACGAAGAATTTATTGAATTTTTAGATAAAAATGAATTTGGATATAAAAATAATACCATTTATAAAATGGATATTATTGAAAGTGAATATCACAAATCTTTAAAACAAGATGTTTTGAAAAACACAATACGTAATGAAGTTACAAATTCAATGATTGATATGATTTCGAAAATAACAAACATTGGTGTTGAAGAATTATTGAGTGTTACGGTACAACTTTTTCAAAACAAAGAAAAAATAAAATACTATAAAGTTTCAATTCAATATTACAGATATTTGTTGGTACTGGAAAATAGAAAATTCTTAATTACGTGGTTTGTATTGGTAATAGCAATTATTTTATCATGTGTATTTCTACCTTTATTATGGAGGTAATTTAAATATCAATCTAACGTTGGCAAAAATAACATATTTACTGAATAATAATAACAATAATAAACACAAAAATAAAAATAATGGAAAAATTAACTGGCGCAAAACCACTTTATGAATTATGTGGTGCAATTGTATTAAATGCGAATAGAAACGGTATGTTTGAGAATGTTGAAAAATACAACAGTGGTGAAAAAAAACTTACACCAGAAGAATATGAATTGTTGGGTTCTATTGCATTCTTTCATGGACTACAATTTACAACGCAAAGAAATTCATTCACAAAGAAAACAATGGAAAATTTTCAAATGAGAATGAATGCACATAAAATCGATTTAGAATTCCAAGAAAAAATCAGAAACTTTATCGAAGCGGTTGATGTTTCTATAATTGTGGATGGTAATGAAGTAATGAAAAACCTTATTATTTCAACAATTACAGCAGATAGTGAACATGTTAGATACATACAAAATTCTTTCAAATCAATTGTTGAATTTGCTGTTTTTGATATTAGTCTAAGTGAACAAGTATTTTCGTTAGCTAATAAAAAAGAACTTACTTATTCAGACATTTTAATGATGAATAAATTAATTTTTGACGATTTTGATTTAGTTACCGATTCTATTGAATATATCGATAAGTTATATGCAAATGAAACTTTTAGATCAGAATTAGTTACTGCATCAAAACATTATGATTCAACAAAATTCAGTTTTGTTTTCCTAGATTCTATAATTACACTTAAAGAATGGTTTGCTGAATTTCCATTACTTTCTGATACATACATTGATGTTGATACAGAAACTATTGTTGATTTAGAAAATGTTGAAGATTTCTCAATGCTTAAAAATGCTGACGAAATTATAAAACCAAAAGAAACAATAATTGTTGACCCAAAATTAACAGATGAATTTTTACGTTCTGTTCTAATGGAATCAAAACAAGGTGTAGATTTGAATGCATTAGAAAATGCAGACCAATTATTTGTTGCAATTAATGACGTTTTGAATAATGAAGATTTACTACCAAGTGTTTATAAATTTTTGCATGCAAGTTTAAACGTTAATCGAACTAACTTGAATGAAGTTTATGGTTTTGATATTTCTGTTTTTATTGAAATGGTAAATAAAGTTTACTTAGGTTTAAGAAAAGACATAACAGAAATTACAATTGATTTCCTAAATGAAATTGATATTGATAAACACGAAGAACTAATTGATTTGGTTGATGGAACTATTCGTGCAATTATTATGAATGGTAGTGAGAAAAAAGGTTATTTAATGAACCAGTTAGATTCTAACCAAATTCAAACAATAAATCATTTACACCAAATATTAGGTTTAATTGAAACATGTAATATTGTTGGTGGTAGGGGTTATGAAAATTATGTGGGTTTATTATCATATATTGAAGAAAGAACACCAGAAATAAAAAACATTTTCAACAAAATCGAAAATACCGAACGTATAAAAATGGAAATTAATTATTATAAGGCAGTACTTGATTTCTTTAATCAAAAATCCGTAAAATAATTAATATCAACTAACAAAAACCCCAATATTATTTATTTGATATTGGGGTTTTTTATAAACAAAAAAATAATGAAAATAGTTTACATCGCACATCCTATTGGTGTATTTGGTGGTACATCGCTTGAAGAAAACATTAAAAGTGTGATACAAATTTGTAGGGATATAAATTTAAATATGCACGAATATGTTCCTTTTGTTCCATATTTGTCCGATTTATATAGTTTAGAAGATTCGGTTGAAGATGAACGAGAAAGAGGTTTGAAAAATTGTATTACAGTTATTGAAAAAGGTTTCATTGATGAATTATGGTTGTATGGGAATAGAATTTCAAATGGAATGTGGTTTGAAATTAAAAAATGTTTGGAATTAAATATACCAGTTTTTGCAAAAACAAAGGAAACTTTAATTGAGTTAAATTATTATAACACAAAACAAAACAATATAACATCGAATGGAATAATATATAATAGAATAAATCAAAATATATAAAATGAAAAAAGTAATGATTAGTTTTAAGTTAGGTGTTAAATTTGTAGTAACACTTATTACGTCACGTGAATTTGCATTCATATTTGTAATGTGTGGTGTGATCGCACAAATATCACATACATATTTTCTAGTTGAAAGTATTTCTTCTCTTTTAGGTTGGTATAAGGTTTTTCAAGCAACATTAATTTCAATTTTTATTTCAGCATCTTTATTGTATTTTGTATCTATTTCACCAAAACAAGACCCTGATGGTATTGAAGTTGATGAAAACGTTAACAGAATATTAAATGCAATTACAATATTTACAATAATAGAAGTGATAATAAATTTATTCTATTATACCAAACATTTACTTTTGGATGAAAATAACAAATACCATGATGACAAAATTGTTGATTTTGTATTTGGTGTTTTAGTTTCTTGTTTAATACCATATACAATAAAATTATATTCATCACAAATTAGAGCAAATGAGTGGGTTAATGATTTTGATGAAGTTGTTCTAAGTGAAGAAAAGGAAATAACTATAAGTGAAGTAGAAAACTTATTGAATGAAAAAATGGAATCAATAGATCAAAAAATTAGTGATTCTTATGATAAAAACCAAAAATTATTTCTACAGCAATTTGAAAATAAATTGAAAAATTTAGGTAAGAAATCACTAGATAATATTGAAACTAAAAGCGAATAAACAAAACTAATAAAAACCAATAATAAAATATAATCAATTATGAGCGATATATCAATAAACGATGAACTTACTTTAGTACAAAAGTACAAGCCTAAAACATTAGCTGAATTAAAGTTACCAGTTCGTATTGCTAACATTCTTTTAGAATGTGAAAAAAGACAAGGTTATAGATTACTTTTACACGGTTGGGCGGGAACTGGAAAAACTTCAACTGCATTACTACTAAATTCAAACAGAAAAAAGTTTGAAGTTTTATATCTAAGTGGTTCTAATGATTTTAATGTGCAAACATTGCGTGAGAAAGTTTATCCTTTTGCTGGAAATCATTCTGTTTTGGGTTTACAGAAAACAGTTATCATTGATGAAGCAGAAAACATTCAAATGAAAACACAACAAGCATTCAAAATAATACTGGATAGTGCTAAAAATGTTAATTTCATTTTTATAACCAACCATATTGAAAAAATGGATGATGCTGTTTTGTCAAGATGTACACAAATTTCTTATGATTATAATACGGCTGAAAGTAATGAACAAGCTAATTTATACGTTGGATTTTTACAACACATAGCAACACAAGAAAAAATACCTTTTGAAAATAGGGGATTAAAGGAACTTTATTTAAAGAATTTCCCAGATTACAGACATTCTCTTGTAACTATGCAACAATTGAAAGATTCAAAACTTTCGATAACCGAACAAAACGTAAAAATTTCTGTTGAAACAATTTCACAAGATTTGATTTTATATGAATTTCTAACTGGAAATCTCGAACCTCAATTATTCTTTGAAAAATGTACAACTTATAAAGGTAGGGAGCGTGATTCAATTTCATCACTTTCAGAACCTTTTTTCCTATATTTGAATAGCTTAGGCAAATTTGATGAAACATTAAAAGGTGCAATTATCGTATCCAAATATTCTAATATGATGGAAACATCATTTAATAAATTTGGAACATTCTTCGCATGTATGGTTGAATTAAAATCACTATTCAGATAAAAAATGCTATACATAGTAATATCCAAAAATCCAAAATTTGCGCATAAGTTTTTGCAATCAATGCTTATGCGTTATGTTACTAAACATTTAAAAGATTCCACAATAAAAGCAAAAGTAATTATTGTGGAAAATGAATGTTTATTAGAAAAAGATCTTATTGATGTTTGTGTTGATGATTTTATAATTTGGACACCTATAACTGCATCACAGAATTTAGTTCACGTCACCAATTTTTATAATTCTGTTGTTGTGTTAGAAAATACAACAACATATATACGTAAACTTTCAGATACAAATCCTATAAATGAAAATTTGTCTTTGAATCATAATTTTAAAATTATGTACTTACGTGAATATGATGACATAACAAATGATGAATATAAACTAATTATCGAACCACAAATAATAAAATTCGATGAAATAATAAAACAAATACAAAATGTCAAATAATAAACAACCAACATTTTTTATGTACGGATTATCAGCAAGTGGTAAAGATACTCTTGCTAATCATTTATATGAAAATTATGGATATAGTAAAATACGTATAGCTAAAACTATTAAACAAGTAGTGTGTGAAACAAACAATATGACACCAGAAATACTTGAAATACAAAAACGTCTAAATCAAAATTTACGATACCAACACAAAGAAGTTAGTGATTACATGGAATCACTAACTTCAAATAAAAAACATAATCTTAACCGATTAAAAATGCTAATTGATGGAACGAGTTATGATTATGAGTTACTAACAAAAAAACAAATAGATAATCCAGCACCAAAAGTATTTATTGATATTCGTGGTTTTGATGAAGCACACATGCTACTTAAAAGTGGTGCAATTGGAATATTTTTAAAGCGTGGTGGCGATAATAATACTAACAAAGGTCACTGGACTGAAAACGGTATGTTTGCAACAAATAGAAAAGGTGTTAGTGATATGACAAAACTTTTTAAAGAGTTTGGAAATCAATGTTACATTGTTGATAACAGTGAAAGTAACGAAGTACTTATTCCAACATCAAATTTTTTACAATTTGATAAAATAAAAGTTACTGGTGAAATGTTGATTGAAGAAGTAGACGAAAAAATATTTAGGAATTTGATAAAATAATAATTATGAAATATTTATTGATTGATGGTGATTATTTAGCACATCGTATGGTTAATTCACTAGTCATGGATAACATTGAAGTTACATTAGATGACACAGTTGAAATGCATAATTTTAAGATTAATTTGTATAACGCAGTTATATCAATTTACCAGTCATTGAACAACGAAAACCAACGTAACTTAATTGATGACGTTATTGTTGTTTTTGATAATAAAAGTTGGAGAAAATCTCTACCAATTTATAGACCATATTATATTGATGAATTGGATACAACACCTTTAGGTTATAAAGATAACAGAAAAGAAGCAAAAGAGAAATCAGCATTAAATTATGAAAATTTCAATATTTGTATGCGTGATGTAGAAAATATGCTTAAAGAAACTCAATGTAAAGTTATTTGTTCTGATGGTGCAGAAGGTGATGATATTTTGATGTTATTGGTAGATAAGTTATATAAAGAAAATATGTTGTTGTTGTATGCAACCGATGGTGATCTAAAATATCTAATTCGTGATAATGTTGTGTATTTTAGGAATATTTATTCTAAAGTTAGTCGTGAAGGTGAATTCGTAATTTCAGATACTTTATATGAAAATCTATATGGTAAGAGAGATATGTTATCGATGTTTACGCAAAACATGAGTAAAACCGCTGGACTTAAAGACTATTTTGATAAATTATTTTCTGTTAAGTTTAGTACATTTGGAAAAGAACGTGCTGAAAGATTAGTTGATATTAGTATATTAAAAACATCAAAATATACAAATCTTTTTATAAAATCAGTTTGTGGTGATAAAAAAGATAATATATTTTCAACATTACGTTGGATTAATGGTACTGGAACTATGTTTAATTCAGTTACAGAAAACATGGTTATTAAAGCTATGAAAGTAGTGTTCCCTAAATTAATTTATTCCGAAAATGTTATATTCGATTTATTTTTTAATGAAACGGAAAAAAACATAAAAATTAACTTGGAACTTTTGTACAGACAATTATTAATTTCAACAAAACAAAACACAAAAACAACAATAAAGGAATCTATAATTCATTATGAACGCAACTTGAAAATGAATCAATTGGAATCTAAAAATTTACCACCATTTGTCGTTGAAAATTTTAATGACATATTTGAAAAAATTATAGTATTGCCTACATTTAAACAAATCAACCCAAAGATGAAAGCAAAAATAGATAAATTCAAACAACAAGCAATCTTAAATATTTTAGGATAAATTAAAAATCAATTTAACAAAATGGAATTACAAAAAGAATTACAAGAAATCATTCAAGAATTTGACATCACATTAATAACTAAGATTGAAGAAATCGATGATATTTATGATTATGAATTGATGATAAAAACAAATGATTTGGTTATCCGAGAAAATAAGGATGAAGAAATTAATATTATTTTATTCGACACAAACGTTTATAACAGTACCTACTTATTAGATGTTTTTAAAGAATATTGTGATGAAAATGGTGAATTATTTTCACATGTTAAGGTTTTTTACTGTGATACCTTATCGATTTACAAAACACTTTTTGAAAAGTATTGGAGAAAAAGCGAACAAATTGAAGATTTTGTTTTGGATTATATAAAACCAGTAATTTTAGTTATTAATGGTTTTGATGATGAAATCTTAATTGAAACAGAAACAATTTCACCTATTTCAGTAAGACAATTTGAAAGATTACTTGAAGAACTAAACTAGAAAAAATAAATGGATTATAGTGTATTCAATAAATTCCAGACTGAATTTTTCACCTCAATTGAAAGATTCAAAAATAATTCTAATTTCACAATAAAACAGTATTCCTTTTTATTGTTAAATTCGATAATGAAAGGTTTACCACAATTGGCAGATGATGTTTATAATATTTATTCACCAAATGTAAAAGCAATTCAATCACCAGCAATAATAATAGCACTGCAACATAGATTTGTCAACGGTTTTTCTAATAGTCGTGTTCCAAAATTTGTGTATTATAAAGCGGGTAAAGTTGTTAAAGAAAAGGTAACAAAGATTAAGACAAAAAAAGGTGTAGTTGTTCCAGTAGTATTTGATTCAGAAATAGTTGATATTATTCAATCAGCACTTTGTTATGATTCGAAAACTTACGATTATTTGAAGTTTTCACCACAAATACAAAAATTGGGGTTGGAACTTGAAGTAACACTAAAACAAAAAACCGTTTAATTTAAACGGTTTTTTGTTTTTTTATTAATTAAAATGTTTACATTTGTATTTTAATATAAATTAACACATATTTAATTATGAAATATCTTTACAAAGTTTTAGCATCTTTTAGATTAATTTCTCTAGTAGTAATCATTCCATTTATGTTTTTAGTATTCCTAATAATTAGTGATAGGAAAATGATAATAAAATTATTTGATTGCGCAGATCGAGACCTAATTTTGCTAAAAAACAATACCAACAAAATAATATTAAATAACAAACAATAATAATAAAATATGGAAATAAGAGAAGTTTATACAACAAATAAAAGTTGTATGGTGTTAGAAAATGTCGTTAGGTATGTTCTTGAAAAGTATCCAGCTAATAAATATAACATTTTTTTTAAAAATTTTAAAAAACCTAATTATGAACCAATTGAAAATATTGCAGTATCTTTTGGTTTATTTCTTAATGAATCTTCGGTCAAAGAAAAAATAGTTATATTCGTTAATTTCGATAAATATAGTAATTTTTTACCACCATTATTCGATTTTTCTTGTAGTATGCCAAAAATCGGGTTTATTCTAATAAAAAAAATTGAAAATGTTATACTGATTCCTATTAATATAACCAAACAATTAAATTTAATTAATGTGAAATATGATTTGGATGGTGTGAAAAAAGAACCAGAACCAAAAACGATAAGTGAAATTAAAGGTGTGCGATTAATAATTAATAATATTAAGAATGATGACAATGTTCTTATTGCTTTAAAGGAAACATTTAATGAATTGGATGGAAAGTTTGTTAATTTAGATACAATAATCAAACCAGATACCAACAAAAAAATATTAGAATTGGTCAAATCATTAGAAATAATTATCAATGATGATTATTATACAAGACCAAAATTAATCATAATAAACACTAACAGCAACAATACTAATGAATTAAAACCAATTTTTGATTTAATTAAGAAATACGAAAGCGTTGGTTTTATCTTACTTGAAAACAAAACCAATCCAATATTAGAAAAGGAATTTGGAGTTTGTAAAATTTTTAATTGTGATTTATCAAAAATAAAAGATATTACAGAAAGCATTAAAAGAAATTGTTATCAAATTATTGTCCCTTATGAAAGTATTGTTGTTGATTTAAAATCTCTTTACCAAAAAATCATACAGAAAGAAGAAGTTCAAAAAGAAGTTCAAGAGGAAGTTCAAAAAGAAACAAAAGAAATAACAGCAGAAATTAAATTATTTGATGTATTTATTGACATCACAAGAATTGGTGATAATAATAATATCTATTCTATTAAAAGAAAGTCTGATGAATGTGTTTTTGAAATTGGTGGTCATACAAATTATGGTATTATTCGAAAAATTAAATTGAAGATAAATTCTGTTTTTATAAAAATTGAATCAGATAAAGGAATAACTAATAAATATGATTTATCTGATTTAGGTATAATTCCAGCTAGAATTAAATCGTATGATGGTTCTTATTTAGAAGATAAAACAAAATGCTTTGTGGTTGAAACTTGTTTTACTATTCCACCATACAAACATAATATTGATTCATTGTCTACAACAAAACAAACAAATAAATTATATTTTAAATCAAAGAAAACAGCATTAATATATTTCAATAAAAACATCAAAATATTTTCTTATTTTGATGTTTTAGAAAACCTTAAAAAATACGATAATGTAAAAGATTTAATAGATGCGTTCACAAAATCATTTTGTGAAAAAACTAATATTTAAAATAAAAAATCAATGTGTGTTGTTTATATGATATTTTATATTATATTTGCATCACACATTTTTAATAAAAAACCCAATAATGGAAGCAGAACAAATACAAAATATTAAAAAACTTCTTGAAACTTCAAATGGATATTTCATACAACACACTGGTGAAGCTAAAGTTGATAATGGAAATAAATTATCTATTCAAGGGAAAACAATAAATGATGCTATTGAATTATTTGTGAGTTTATACCAAGTTTTGATTGATACAAAATGTTCATTCAAAATTGGAACGCAAAAGTTGATCGATAAAAAAAATCCACAACAGTCAACCAAATTATTTACTGTTTATATTCCTAATGATTACAATGTTAAGGAGTTTGCAGAAATGTTATATTTGTTAATTATGAATTATAAAGGTGGTCAAGACATTAAGAAACCAGATGGATATGAACACTATGCAAACGCAATTTATTTCCGAAACGATAGGAATGAATATGGTGAATATATTCCAGCAAATTAAACAAAAACCCAACAGATTTGTTGGGTTTTTTGTTTAATTATAATTACATTTGTGCTGTGATATATACTTTCAAATAGCAATAACAAATAAAAAAATATTATGCAAGAAAATTTACAACTTTCAAATTTTTGGGAAGATATTCAAGAAAATTTGAAAACATTTTCGGAAGTTGGTAATGATGAATCCAAAAAAACATCTTCTGAATTATTATTGAATTTTAACGTTAATTCTGAATATGTGGGTGATTTTGATTCATTACTTAATCTTATAGTTAAAATGTATATTAATGATGAAAGTGTACGTTCTTTATATAAGTACGAGGAAAGTCAAATGAAATCACTTTTGATATTTTTAGAATCTGATTTTGATAAAGTTATTGAAATGACCAACAATAAGTTGATTGATAAGGTTAACAAAGCTATGCAAATTTGGAGAACTAAAAAACAACATAATGATGTTATTGAACAGAAAATTGTTGGTGATATACTTAATAAGACATTAAGTAAATTAGATTCATCTACATTGTCAGACTTTGGTCAAAAAATAGGTGGTGCTAAAAAAGATATTTATAGATCATACAATGAAATACAATCTAGTGATATTTTAACAAAACCATTAAGTAAATCTTTTCCAGAACCAGATTACAAAAAAATGGTTGCGGAAGGTATTATTACAATTGATGGTGCTTTGTTTGTTAAATTTTTATATGATAAAATACCAACTAAACCAAGAAATAAGTATAGATTAAAAAGTTGGGAAACAACAGTTCAAAATGCGATTGACGTTTTATTAGAATTGATAGAATCAAATGATAAATCTACTATCGATAGAATGAAAAGTGGTATAGGGAAATATTCTTGGTTAAGTAATGAGTATATGAATTTTGTTGATATAAATTTAGGATTGGGGTTTCCCGAAAACAAAGTTATTCTTGGGAATTATAAAATAAAAATGTTCGAATCTACATATAAAAATGATGAAAATGGTGACATGGTTAAAATAGATGAAATCCGTTGGACAATTGTTAATGGAAATAATATAGTTAAAGATTTTAAAACAAAAGATGAAGCTATAAAGGGTTTGGGTGATTTATTAACGAAAATTACAGAAAGTCCAAAAACTAAAAAAGGAACTAAATTTTCAGCATATCAAGATGGACAAACTCGTGGAAATTTTTTTATTGGTAAAAAAACTGCTACTGGTGTTATTCGTTTAATTGAAAATTTTACAACACAAAAAGAAGTTTTCACTTACCTAAAAGAAAATCAATCTAAATTACAAGAAATTTGGGATTTAATGTCTATACCAGTAAAGGAAAGACCAGAAACAAATAAGGAACGTGTTGGTACAGAATGGAGAAAAGAAAATGAAAATATTACTGCTGAAAAATTATCACAAAGTTTTGGTTTCCGAGGTATTGAATTTGGTAATTATGTGAATACAAAAGAAAGACAAGATCATGTCAATAATGCTTATGATTCACTTATGGATATGGCAACAACGATAGGAATTTCTACTGAATTACTAGCATTTGGAGGTAAATTGGGATTAGCATTTGGTGCAAGAGGTAGTGGTAATGCATCTGCACATTATGAATCTGACAAAGTTGTTATAAATTTAACAAAGAAAAATGGTGCTGGAAGTTTAGCACACGAATATTGGCACGCATTAGATAATTATTTTGGTAAACAAAGAAAATCTTCTTATGCTGGACAATTTATTACCGACAAACCTAGAGTATTAATCAATCGTGATGGTACACAAGATTTAAGTGTAAATCCAGAATTAGTTGAAGCATTTTCAAATATTGTTAATGTTATTAACTCAACTGGAATCGTAAAACGTTCACTAACATTAGATCGTGTTAGGACAAAAATGTATTGGAGTACGCCAATTGAACTTACTGCAAGATGTTTTGAAAATTACATCATTGAAAAATTAGATTCTATTGGAACTAAAAATGATTATCTTGCAAATTTTTCTGCAATGGCTGAATGGGTTAGTACTGGTAAATTAAATGCGGAAGAATCTTTTCCTTATCCTTTATCCGATGAAAGTGCTTTAATAAATGAAGCGTATGAACAATTTTTCGATATATTGAAAAAAGTTGGATTAGGTTTAGAATAGTTTATCACAAAAAAAATAATAAAAAACCCAACAAATTTTTGTTGGGTTTTGTTGTTTATATTAATAATATGTTTATCTTTGTATTCAAATAATATATACATCTAATTATAAAAACATTTACTTATTATGGAAAACGAATTAAAATTAACAAACATAGACATTTACGCTACAGATTTTTTCACCAAGTTGATTAACACTAAATTAGTTAGTGATTATGAAATTACACGATTACATGGTTTTATTTTTGATGGTAGTAGAACTTTTGAATCAACAAAAAAATTAGTTTTTTACATTTTTGATAATATTGCAAAAAACAATAAAATCATAGATATTTTTGATGGTTATACCGAATCAGAAAAATTAAGTATAACAAGTAGTGCTATGAGTTTCACTAAGAAAACTGAAATGATTAACCATATTTTACAAATTATAGACATCAATACAATGATTAGGTCATTGAAAGATTTTGATTTTAGTAATTTTGTTGAAACAAAAGTAGTACCACAAAAAGAGTACGATTTTAAAACAGAAATTACATTCTTTTCAAAAGATAGTTTGCGTGTTTCTAATTACATTTATGATAAAACTGGATTTGTTGTTGGTTCTTTTGCAAGAAAAGATATGCCTACTGATGACTATGCATTAATTAAATTGGATGATTTTGATAAAAACTATGTTAAAGATGTTCCACTAAAAGTTGGACAACAAATTTTTAGATGTCAAAATGCAAGAATGAAAAATCGTTCAAATGGTGAACATAATCCTAGTGGTGTTGAAATAATAATAAAGATTGATTTGAACACTGAAATGATGTATTACCTTGAAAATTATGATGAAGATAATTTAATTTTTGAAAGAAAAGGTTATAAATTATCATACTTGAAAATGTTGGATTCAGCATTCACAAACCGATAACATTAACACAACAAATATGATTACTTTTGAACAGAAGTAATTGAAAGAGTAACATTATAAATTATAATGTTACTCTTTAATAATTTTGATATATAGAAAACATGTTGTACATTTGTGATAAACAACCAACAAAAACATTATGAGAAAAATAAGAAAAAATTCAAACGAATGGAAAACGATATTGTCATCTACTGACGGTTGGTTTTCTAACAAAATTGGTGCATTAAATAAACGTTATTTAGGTGACCTTATGAGTAGAAATATTCTAACATTAACCGAAGAAAATGGTTCTTATATTGCACGTTCAACTGGTGAATTCACATATAAAAAAGCGGTTAATTCAACTGGTGAAATAAACGAACTTTCATCTAACGGTATGCAACCTAAGATTGTAAAGGTAGTAGCAGAAGATGGTAGTGATACTGCATTTGGTGACTTGAAATTGTCTAACATGGATTCAAAAATTAAACATGTTATTGATAAATTGAAACAACAACCAAAAGTCTTTAGTGATGATTTAACTAGAATTGCTGAAAGTATTTACGAACTAAGATATTTAGGTGGTGCGCCAGAAATTATTTGTTCATTAATTGGAGAAAATGACCCAAGTATTTTACGTATTTTTGATGGATATAATGAAAACCAAATAAACGCATTACACGGTGCATTTAGAGATATTGAAAAAAGAAACGTATTGATTGAGAATTTAAACAAAACTTATGATGTAGCAATTGCACGTAAACAATTTAGTTTTGATGAATTGAATCATTTAATGGGTGGTAAATTTGAACCAAACATGGAAGAAATTTATCAAAATTTAGTTGTGCTTGCTGAATCTACTAACAATGGTTTAGAACCAAGTAAGTATGTTGAATTCAATAAAATCACAAACAGAAATAATGGTGATGTTGTTGGTTATAAAACATCATTCTATTTCGGAAAAGAATTAACTGCTGTTTGGTATTCTACTTCACCTTTTGAAAATGGTACGCAACCAAACGATGTAAACAGATTTAAAACATTATCTGAATTATTTGATAAATTCAAATCTATGGAGTATGCACAAAAATCTAGTGCAATAGATGAACGTACTGGAAACACTACTGCAATACAACCTAGTGTTGAAGTATCTGATAAAATCTTTAACGAAGATGGTGCTGAATTTTCAACAAGCGGGAATTTAATTGTTGAAGCGGGTAATTTAGGTAAATTAAGTATAAAAGATGATACTTTTAATTTAACTATGACTGGTGAAAAATATGTTGGAACTTGTTATGTTAATCCAATTAAAAATACAAGAACTTATGAAGATAAAAATGGTAATTCATTTGATTCATTAGATGAAATGGAATCACATTTTTTAAATGTTGTTGAAAAAACAAATATTGTTGAAACTTCAACAAGTGGAGAATACGTTGTTGTTTCAGATGAAGAAACTATGATTGATGGTATTTTAACACAAAAAATTAAAATGGTTTCTGATTCTAATAATTGGGATTTTGGTTTTAGAAAAATGGATATGGATGACAACAAAACATACACCAATACTAAAGGTGTTGTATGCCAAACATTAGATGTATTCGAATCTTTTACAAATGGTGAAACAACTAGAAATGGTGATACAATTATTGAATCATATAATGAATTAGTTGCTATCGAACCAATTATAAATGATGTATGTAATATTTTCATTGAAGTTGATGAACCAATATTAGTTGGTTTTAGAAAAACTTTTGATGCGTTTAACGAAAAACAGTATTTCATAACCCAAAGTGGACATGAATTTGTTGATGTTGCTTTAAGTACTTTGGAAGATTTTTATTGTATATATTTTGATTTGAATGATGTTGATACTGAATATTTGAAAAAAACGTTACTTGAAAAAATAAAGGAAAATTCAAGTGATATGTTGGAAGAATTAGAATCACCTTTGAATAGTGGTGTTGATACTGATATACAACCTAGTGTTGAAATTACACTTAATGAAAAAGTAACATATTATGAAAATGATAATAACACATACATTCCAACAAATGAAAAAATTGTTGTTGAAGATTATCCGTATGGTTACAATTTAAGGACAAAACTTTTCCATACATTAGAATTTAATAATAAAGGATATAGAGTTGTATCACAGACAATAAATCCTAAAACTGGTAGATTAAATGCACCAAAAAAGTCTACATACCATGATTTCATCGCACGTTATTATAATGAAGATGGACATGTAAAATGTAAACATTTTGAAATTAATGGTACTGAATCCATCAATAAGATTTCTGAATTTATTGGTAAGAATTTCGGGATATACACCGCAGAAGAAATTAAAAAAATATACACTACATTATTATCTATGACTAAAATTGATATTAGAGCAAATGTATCTTACAGTGGTTCTACACTTGAAGATTTGAAACCTTTATATGATTTAAGTGTTCAAGCATGTGTTACTGGTATAAATTCTAACGGAAACGAAAATGTTTTTGTTGATATTTATTTAGATGCTAAAGCAATCGATGCAACTAAACCAAGTGGTTTTAATGCATTCAAAATATCATAATAAAATTTTATAATTTTAAATTAAAACCCGATACATTTATTTGTATCGGGTTTTTTATGTTTTGTTATAATCGATTAGATATATATTATCAAAAAACACAATTATGGACAATCCAATTTTAGAACAAACACAAGGTCAAGTTTATGACCCAACAATTAGAGATAGTAAATCTACTAATATTGCTTTGTGGACAAGTGAATCTGTTGTATTAGCAGATAAGGGAATAAAATCTGGATACCGTTTAAGAGAATCACCATATTATGCAAATTCAAAAGATATAAAATTACGTAAAGGTGGTTTGTCTTTCAATTACTCACCAGAAGAAATAGAAATATTAAAACTGGTATGGAATGATAAAATACTTTGGGCAAATAATTTTCCATCACTAAAAGATGGTGATAACGGATGGAGGAAAATTACATTAAGAGATTATCAAGAAAAATTATTAAAGCGTTATATCGACAACAGATTTAATATTATTATGTTCCCTAGACAATCGGGGAAAACTACAACAACGATTTTAGAAATTGTACACTTTGCAATGGCAAACACTGATAAGGATATTGTTTGTGTTGCGCAATCTGATACTGCAATTGGTGAAATTTTGATTAAGATAAAAGAATGTTTTGGTTCTATGCCGTTTTTTATGCAACCTGGCGTAATATCTTGGACATCAGAAGGTTTCACATTAGATAATGGTGTTAGATTAAAAATTGGTATGCCGTCAGTATCATTATTGAACGGTATGTCATTAGACTTTTTTTACTTAGATGAATTCGGATATTATAAAGATAAAGTTGCAGAAACCTTTTGGATTAATGCATATCCTACATTAATAAACAACCCTAAATCAAGATGTATAATTACATCAACACCAAATGGACGTAATTTATTTTGGACTTTATGGTATAAAGCTACACAAAAACTTAATAAATTTATACATTATAAAATTCACTGGATGGACGTACCTAGAAGCGGATATAAAGACCACGAAGAATTCAAACAAGAAACTATTTCTAATATAGGTGAAATTGGTTGGGAACTTGGATTTGAATGTTCTTTTGATACAAGTTTAAAATCAATATTTTCAACAAGTAAACAAAAACAGTTACGTGAAAAACAAGAACTTTTTGAAAATAAAAATACATCAGATGATGCTAAAAATAATTTATGGTCAAAAAACAATAATCCCTATGGTAATATATTTGATTTTGAATTTATAAATACAAATGAAACAAAACACATACAAAAAGGTATAGAGGTAATAAATGAAGGTGAAACTGTAGATTTTGAAAATGATTACTTTATTGCTGGAATTGATTTGAGTGAAGGATTAAACCAAGATAGTAGTGTAATAAAATTAAGAAAACTTAAATGGTGTACAATAGATAAAAAGATAAAATATGTGCCAGTTGCAATTTACTGGAAATCTGATATAAGTGTTGAAGAATTTGCAAAAAATTCTATGGAATTTTTTATGTTATTCAATCCATCAAAATTACGTGTTGTTGTGGAAGTTAATACCTATGGTGCTGAATACTTTTTACAAGTAAAACATATAAGAATGACCCAACCAAAATACGGTAAATTTGATAATATCATTTTTGCTAAATTTGAAAATTTCGAAGGTAACAACGAAAATTCAATGGATAAAATAAAATTTCATGTTGGTGTAAGATGGGATAGAGGTAATAAACCTATTGCAGTAAGAGGATTATTGGATTATGTAAATACAAATGTTTTTGTTGATTCGCATTTTCAAACACTTGAAGAATATCTTTCTTTTGGTAAGAACGATAACGGTACGTACAGTTCACAATATGGACATGACGATTTGGTTATGGTAGATGTTAGTATGGCTTACTGGCTTAAAACTAATTCAATATATTGTGTTAGTTATTTGAGTACGGCAGAAGATTATTTGCGTGAATTATCAATGGATTTATCACAAGAAAAATTAACCGAACTTTTGAAAATTGTTGATGAAAAAAAAGCAATACATGAACAAGATGGATATACTATAACTAACCATGAAAAAAATGTAGAGATTAAAAAAAATAGAAGAGGTGGTGGAATTTACATATAATGTTAATAACTTTTACTAATTTGTTTATGTTTTAATGTATAAATTTATTATTTTTACTAGATAAAAATAAAAGATATTATGAAATTCGATGTAAACAAAAAAGAAATCAAGGTATTATTAGATTTATTTGGTGAAATAAAGGTTTATGATATTTTTGGTAAAGCAAATGTTAAAATGATTTTAAATCAAAAGACATTTCATGCAGATCAAATGTCTTTTAATCGTGATAAAATATACATAATTAAAAAGTATAACACCTTCTTTAAATTAAGTAAGGTTAATGATTTTTTTCTGAATGAATCAGATAATTCTGATCGTAATTATGCATTTCTGAATTTATATAATACATACAATAAGTATTCACCAGAAAACACAGTTGAAAACATTTTCAATCAATTAAAAGATGAAGATGTTGAAATATATGTATTTGATTCATTTCATAAATTCACTAAATGGTATGCTCTAAATCGATAATTTAAATAAATAATATAATAAAGCATTCCCATATTCCAATGAAAAAACACCCAAATAACATAAATAATATATAGACAATCGAATATTTAAATTCGATTGTCTAATTTATATTATTTATGTTATCACCAACGGCTAAAAAAACGAAAGAAGAAATAGATAGATTTATGACATCAAATGATATTAATTTTGATTCATTTTCTACACCTATGTCATTTAAAAGTAATATACTTATTGCTGGTAAGAATTTCAAATATCTATTTACATACTTGAAACAATTGATTTCTTTTGTGAAAAATATTTATTTAATATTAGACCCTAAAATTTTAGCACAAGATGTTTTGGATGCAATTGCAACTACAAAACCTAAAATAAATATTTTTGCATCACAAGCTATAGACACAAGTAGAACACAACAATTTGGTTCTATTTCACCAAAAATATACAAAATTTATCGTGTTGATGAATATAATGTTACAATTACGCTAGATAATAGTGTTGGTAATGCTTGGGATGTTGAAGGTTTATTTGTGCAAGTTAAATCTGCTGTTGATGGACAAATTGTTTCACCAACAATTAAGACAATAAACGACAAAATTGAAGTATATTTCCATGATAAGATAAGTAGAAATTACTATCTTCTTTTTATATAATATCAACAAATTAACACATAGATTAGCAAATATTCAAAATTTTATGATTAAACATACATAAAATCCAATAAATATGTTAAAACCTATTTTATTAGTCTGGTGATTTTATATCTATCTTCAATTATTGTCCTTTAGAAAGCATCTATGTGGGTTTATATTATGCTGAATATCAGATAGTTAATATCTAAAATCGAATGTATGTAAACATTCGTTTAATATTTTTTACAAATATTTTATTTTTTGTGTTGTATAACCAAATGTTTGTTGTAGATTTACACAAAAAAATAAAAACACAAAACAATAAAATTAATTATGAAAAATTTTACGCATTCAATTACACAATACAGAAACGAAATTATTTTCTTTGGATTAATAATTATATTATCAATATTTTTTTGTTCCAAACTTCCAAGTAAACATGTTCAAGAAAAACAGATGTATAACACTTTTTTCAATTTATAAAAACAACTACTACTTACAAACCAAACAACACAAACTTTAAACCGTTACAATTAAATTGTAACGGTTTTTTCATTCAATGCAACAATGTGTAATTTAATAGATATTATAAACAATAATACAAACATAAAATTCTGAAATGCAACAACGTCTACTAACTGCAACTGAAATAAATTCTGGCGAAAGAAATAAATTAATTCAAATTGGTGAAAAACTAAAACTTTACAATAAGAAAAAAATTGGTGAGCAAATCGATATTTTTGGTGGTGTTGGTAATCTTACTAAGGAACAAAAACAAGACATAATTTCACGTGTTGAAAATTCCGATGAATCAAAAAAACATAAAATAAAACTATTAGAAAAACTTGGTAAAGAAACAACAAACCTACAATATTTTCGTAGGAATATTTCTGATTTAAATGATTTAGATACTTTTGCATATTTGGTAGAAGAATGTAATATTCAAAATGTTGAAGATTTTACATTGATGGAATATAATGACGTTTTAAAGTTATCACAACAAAACACACATTTAGTAGAAAAAATCACTAAAGAAAAATCAATTCTAATAAATGAACACAAACCTTTATATGAAGAAAATTTAGATATTCTGGAACTTCTGGTTACTATGCGTAAAATGTATAAGATCAAAAATAGTATTGATGACATGGAACTCTATGGAATGTTTGAAGCGGAAAATAACATAGACTTTGCACATAAAATGTCTGATTTAATCTTGAATAATAAATCAAAAGAAAATATATTAAATTCCTTATTAGATGGTTCGCAATTAAAAAAATTAGGTATTTCTAGTTTAGTTAAACAAAAAATTATTTCTAATAAATTATTTGGTGTATTACTTTCACGTAATTATATTACAAATAACCAAGTTACATTACTGGAAAACTCTTTTACAAATAACGATAGTGTTATAAATGTTTTTAAGACTAGAACTATTGGTGAAATTTTGTTTGAAATAACAAACGATGAAAATATGTTTTTGGTGAAGGAATTACGTCATCAAATCTATATGACATTTGACGGTTTACGTCCTAGTGGAAATGATTACCATAAGTGGAATGGTTTACAAGTTCTGGATTTAGATTTAAGTGTTTGGATTTCGCTTGGAAATAGTTTATCAAATCTTAAAACTTTAATTCACCGTGAACTTTCAAAGTTTCATTGGTATATGTGGACTTGTCTTTCAACTAGTGGAAATGGTTTGCACATATACACAAAAGTTACACCACCTCACCATGTATGGTTGGATGTATTCAAAAATGAAAATATGTGCAAGTACTGGTATAAAATAAATTATGTCACCAAATATAATACGGTTAATAGTATCCTAAAATATTTATCCGATACACACACAAAATACAATATTAAATTTGATTCAGAAGTTTTCGAAAACAAATATCTTGACGTTACTGTTGGACGTATTACATCTGGTATAAAAATAACTTATGATTCCAATGTATTGATTAACGAAAATTTTGTTGATTTACATGTTGGTTTAGGCTTAACACAAACAATTAATGTTAGTGAATCAAATCATTATGGTGACAAATATTCCAATGAATTTGAAGTAAAAAATTATTTAATGCGTGAAGATTCAAAGTTGATAAAATTAATCAATAATGAAATGTTAGTAGATGATCGCATACATATTGAAGAAATTGATTTATCTAAATTTGTTAAATTAAACAGTTCATTTAATGAAGATAAAATAACTGAATTACCAAGAAAATCTATAAATTACACAATTCGTTGGAATGTCTGCAATACTCTAGCAAGTCTTTATGGTAAAGATGGTTTAGTTTTCGCACATAAGATTCTAAATTCATCAGTAAGCCAAAACGAAAGTGAAATTAATGCATTTTATCAAACAGCAATTACAAGTGGGAAAAAACCAACTAGGATTGGATTGGAAATTTTAAAGCGTTCTGGATTAATAAAATTCATACAAGAAATTGATGCAGAAGGTGTTGAAGTTGAAAATCCATTATTAGTTGAAACAGAAGATATTTACAGAAAAGAATTGCGTGAATCTATTATGAAATCGATACACAATGCAACTATTGAATGTGATTATGTTTTGGGAGACAACGAATATTTATCAGATATTAAATCACAATTGATTGAAAAAATTACTGGTGATAAAATTACTGTAATACTTTCCCCACCAGGAACAGGTAAAACTGAAATGATTAAAACTCTTGCACGTGACGGAAAACGTATTCTACTTGTTTTACCGTACGTTTCCGTAATAAATAATAAAATTGTTACCGATGAATCAATAACAGAAATGTTTGATAGTTTTTATGGTGACAAAGATTTTAAAACATTAGAACACGGTAGGAATGCAGTAACTACATTCGACAAGTTTTCCAAAAGTAATTATGAAAAATTATCATCAATGTTCGATTATATTTTTATTGATGAATCACATTTATTATTCGTATCACAATATAGGGTTGAAGCAACAAGTTACGCATTGAAAAAAATTAAAGACTTGTTCTATATTTCAAACAATTCACCAATATCAGCAAAAATTGTTTTGTTGACTGGAACTGAAACTGGCGAATCATATTTTTTTGGTAAGGTTGCAAATATTATTAGAGTAACAAAAAATCAAATAGAAAAGAATACTGAATTTCATATTTGTGGTGATCTTTTAGATGCAACAACACGTCTTGTTTCGGTTGCACGTGACTACTTAGCTAAAGGTTATAAATTACTTATACCAACTAATGCTGGTGAAATTTATGTGGAACGTATGGTTGGAATGTTAAACTTTTTACGTGGTGATTCCAGTAAAGAAATAAAATACGGATATTATAAATCAGCAAACAAAGAACAAGAAATTTGCCAACTTATTGACATAAAAGGAACTATTGGTGATTATGATATTGTTTTCTGTACTAATTATTTAAGTGTTGGTGTTGATATTAATGATAAACATTTTAAGTTTGCATCTTTGTTTTTTGGTAACTTTTGTGCATTTGAGATTGAACAATTTAATGCACGTATTAGAAAAACAGCGATTGAATCACATATTTTTGTTGCAACAACTAAGGCTAATGGTGATTTTTTACCACAAATGATGGAAGAACCTAACTTGTTGTTAAGAGTTAATGACGAAGATTTGAAGAATTTTGGTGATGACAAAATTATTTCTGGTGCAAAACAAGAATTTATTGCTGAATATGACCCAGTTTTGTTTAAAATAAGTACTCCTGGTTTTAATATCTTTAATGGTAAGATTCAATTCAATCTTGAAGAATATGAATTAATAAACTTCGAAAATAAGTTACTGGAATGTATGTCACACCCTATTAAAATTTCACGTGAACTTGCAAAATATGGATGTAACATAAAAGTAAGTACAGAAAATAGAGGTTTAAGTTTATTAGAACAAAAAATATTAAAGAAGATCGGTACACAATCAGCACTAACAGAAAAATTGAGAAAACATGATTTAATGGTACAAACATACCGAGATTTAATTACGGGAAATCATAACATAAATGAAAACTCGATTGAATTTAATAACTCTATTGATTGGATAATGAAAAATCCAAAATTAGTTAAAGAAGATAGATCAGCAGAATTTCATGTTAAAATATTCTATTCTATGTTTGGTCAACCCGAATATTGTATTGTAAAATCACGAGAATATTTAGATAAGATAATAAAAACTGCAAAGTTCATTAGCGAAAAATATACAAAAATTCGTGCATTAAATTACATAAATGATTTTATTTCTAGTGATGGTGTTCTTAACGTATCAGAATTTGAACGCAACATAAAGTTGTTAAAAATAATGGATAAAAGTAATGCGGGTGAACTATCAGAACCTATTACTAATTTGATGGATAAAATTTATTCATTCTTAAATCAATTTGATAATAACAAAACATACGGTATTTCACAAGAAACATATCAAGCACAAATTGATAACTGGTGTTTTGATTACATGGATTCACTTAATATTAGTGTAGGAACAAAATATGCATTCGACAAATTCAAAGATAGTGTTTTAGATATTCTACAAACATTATCTTTGAAAAGTAAGACAAAATATGGTATCCGTTTCCGTTATAATACTGTAGCTGAACAAGATGGTTCTAATTCAAGAATAAACATAGAAAACATTGTTGTTGATATGTTTAAATTAACAAGGGAAATAAGTTCAAATAACAAAACAAAAAAATTTATAGACAAACATATTATTCAACAATACTTCTAAACTATGTCACACTACAACAAAATAAAACCATATTTTTATGCTGGTAATGATTACACAACTGAAATAATTTACCAAATGGTAGATAATAGTTTTCCATTATCATCAGAAGGTTTGCAAAAATCCATTGAAGCTATTCCATTGTGTGCTGGAAAAACTGAATTTTTTCAAAAATATAAAACACGGTATATCAAAATAAAAGTAAGTCAAAATATGACTGCAACAGAAATATTTAATTTTGGTAAAAGAATTTCAATCATAGAACAAAAGTTGATAGATAAATCAAAAGAATTTGTGGATAAAACTATTAATTTGAATATTTCAACAACACACATAAATTTCATAAATTCAATGTTATTTTCTTTGGATTCGAAAATTGATGGTAATAAGGAATTAAAGGATAGAATAAAAAAATACTTAAAAAACACGGTCAAAGTAATAAAATCATGTAAATCAAAAAGTAAAGTAAAATAATTCAAACTTTTATTTTTATTTCATTAAAAATGTCGTATTTTTGTGGAAATAAAATAAATTACTAGTTTTAAACCAAAAATAAATTAATACATTAATAATAAAACAATTTTAAATATTATGATTGAAAATGAAAATGAAAATGTTTTTGATACTTTGAAAAAAACATTACCAAATAAGTATTTTTTGTTTGAAGGTAAAGAATATTTTTGTGTTGAAACTAAAATGATTCGAATTATTAATTTGGCAATTTTCACAAAAAATGATAAAACAATAGTTTTGTTTTACAAGCATGAAGCAGAAAAAATAATTTTTGAAACTTCACAAGAAAAAATAAACCGAAAATTAAAGTCACCAATTAAATATTCTTTTGGTTTGTCAGTTGATTCTACAAATTATGATGATAAAAAAAGATTGAAAAAAATAGTTTCATTAGCAAATAATAAGATTCCACTAAGTGATGAAATGCATACTTATTTAATGGAGAAATATAAAGATTTACCAACTAATATAGATGATCGTGAATGGAGTGAAGAAGAAGATTGTTTACTTTTTCGTGAAAGTTCACGTGTAATGGCAATATTACTTAATAGATCAATACCAACTATTAATAAGATGAAAAAACTTTCACTAAAGTTACAAAACAATGGTGTTAAAATTAATCAAATCGAAAAACCGTTAAATAAATTACAAATAGATCATTTTACTGATAAGTATAAAAGTTTGTTTAAAACAACAAATAATCGTGTTTGGACTAGTGAAGAAATATCACTTATTTTTAGAGGTAAACCAAACATAATTGCAGAAATGTTACAGCGCAATTTACACCATGTATATAAGAAAAGAAAATCTTTGGTGTGTAAATTAGAAAGGGAATCCATTACACAAAATACAGAACTAAAAAAGCTTAATTCAAATAATAATAAAAAATAATACACATGAATAATTCAACAATTTTTAATAGATTTGATTTTGTAACTAAAGGTATGTTAACAAAACAAGAACCAGATACAGAAAATAAAAGTTTAATAGCTAAATTCAAATTTCTGAATAAGGTTTATGACAATTTTTTACTAGATAAAATAATTGTTGGTAACAGCACAATTTCTATCAATGGAGATATTAAGTTTTCGATGGTAGCAAAAGAAGTTGTTGAATACAAGAAAAATTATATGTTATCTTCTGTTGTTGCAATAACAAAAAATAATGTTATTGGTGCTAATGATAGATTACCTTGGGGTAAACAAAAATCAGACATGAAAAGGTTTGTAGCTTTAACAAAAGGACATACAGTTATTGTTGGTCGTAAAACTTTCAACACTTTTGGCAACAAACCATTAAAAGAAAGATTCCATATCATTATCACAAATGATCTTACTTTTAAAGTTGCGGATGAATACAAAGATCAATGTTTGGTTGTAAATTCAATACAAGGTGCTTTAAATCATTTAGATAAAATGTCTGAAAATGTTAAAGAAAACGAACCAATTATGAAAGCATTCGTTATTGGTGGTGGTGAAATTTACCAGCAATTTATGAAGTATGTAGATAACATTTTCCTAACTAAAATTATGATAACATCTATAGATGGTGATACTTTTTTCCCAACAATAGATATGAATGATTTCAACTTTTCAGAAAATGAAGTTTTCCCAGCGGATGAAGATAATCAAAGTCCATATCATTTTAGATTATATGTAAAATCAAAATCCAGAAATAGGAAAAAAGAAATTAGTTCGGGAATTGTGAAACAAATTCTTTACACATATTATTTAGAGAAAATGTAGTATGTGTAAGTTTTAAAATAATAAACAAAAAAAATAATGGTTGATACAACTGATTTTTTAACAACATCATTACAAAGAGTAACTGACTTTGATTTTAATTGGAGTTCTTTAATTACCAATAATCCACTTCTTTTTAATGATGTTGAATATTTGCGAATTCGAAATTTTGTTGATGAAGTTATCACAGATGAAGAAATTCAAGCATATAAAGATGGTGAATTGACTAACATGTACCATACATTAGATTCATTATTGATTTGTAATTTACAATATTATGATAGAATAATTAGTTATTGTACAATGTGTTTTCTTGGTTATGTTAACGTTGGTGTTGGAGTTGATGTCCAGAAAATGAAAACCGATAATCACTTACAATTATCATTAACACCAACACAAATTTATTGTGCGGTTTTCACAAACATAAATTCTACAAATTGGGAATTAAATTATGCTTGGGGTGGTAAACACATGAAAAGAAATTTTAAATCACTTGAAAAGGATTTCGATTACATTACTAAAAACAATAGTACATTCTTCAATTTTAATGGAACAAATGCAATACGTTTAAGTATTCAAGGATTCAGAAATCAGTGGTTAACCGACAACACTACAAATGATAAACTTTCTGTTGTTTGTGAAAAATTCACTAATTCAAGTACAGCAATTTCAAGTTCTGACTTGGGTTATATTTTTGATTATTACGAATATAATAATCAATCTAGTGTTGAACTTGAAACATCATTAAATAAATCACTAGACTTAATGTTTAATGGTGATACGTCAAGATTTGGTGTTTATGTTTTCAATAATGAATTTTTCATACTAACAATAAAATTTGGAATGTCTGTTTCTAAAAGTGAAACTGGAACTATTAAAAAAGATTATTTCTCTAATGGATATGATTGCTTAATAGCTGAACAAGGATTAGCAACTTCAATTCGTGAACAAATTATTTGGTCAAAAAAAGTACCAGAAAAAAAATACAACAACGACAAAAAATTACTTGTTGAATTGTTGTATAACATGTTAGAAGGTCAAGGATATAAAAATACTGTTTGTTTGAAAGAATCAATTACAAATGGTATTTCATCAAAAATAATCTTTAGTGGTTGTTTTGCAAATGTTAGAATAACAGAAAAGTTCTACATGGATAACCAAGTTAGATTGGAAGGAACAACACCAAACAAAATCATAACACGTGTATTGTCAAAACGTAATGCATCTAAATATATTGTTGATCGTGGATATTGTTTATTTGGAAGTGAAGATGAAATAAATGACTTAACAATTATTCCAGTAACAAGACAAACATTGTTGGAACACTATTCTAAATATGTTGTTAATGTTAGAAATTATTTGGTGGATGTTGTTGATGCAAATAAAAAAAATAGAAACGAAATAATTGATGTTGTATTAGGACACGAACCAATATTCTTTAATCACACCATTTTAGTATCAAACACCAAACAAACAAACCATAAAAAAATACTTGCAAGTGGACTTGCAGACCAGAAAAGAAGATTAAATAATTTCGAAGTTTATGGTAGTAGCATTTGGAAAGTACTTAACGATTAAAAAATAAAAATTATGTCTACAGATACAATTAGGAATTTAATCAACAATATTTGTGCATCATTATGGGTTGAACCCGCAACCGAAAATGAATTAATTAATAGAGATTTTTTGTCTAAAAAATCACTATATGGAATACAAAAATTAATTCAAAGTGCGGAATCATTAGGATTAATTTACTTAAAAGGTAATAAATATCATTGCTACAGATCAACATTAAAAAGACTAAACAAAGAAGGATATGATTTATAATAAAATGTTGAAAGTAGACACAGATAAAAAATGATGTAAAAAATAGAACAACAACATGGTAGTCTAATAATTGGTAAATATACATGTAATAAGCCAGCAACAAATACAAATGGTTCACATTACTTTTGTCGCAAACATTCAAAAATGGGAAGGTTTGTGATACGTGATGGCGATGTTGTTAAAATTGTTGCACGTTTCGATACCGAAAAAGAACTTAGAGAAAATATATGTAATTATGTTAGCAGATTTAGAATGCAAAAACTTACTTCATCAAGCAGAAAAGATTTACACTAGTATATCAACCTAATGTTGTAATTTTTATTGTATAGAAGTATCATAATAACAAACCAAATTAAACAAACAAAACAAACAAAAACAAACAAAAAATGAGAAACACAAGCGCAGAAAATCAATACGCAGAAAATATATTTGAAATTAAACAAAATGGAAATATATCGAAAGATAGGACTGGTGTTGGAACTAAAAGAATTCAATCAACAGTTATACATTCTAACTTACAAGATGAATTCCCTATTTTAGTTGGCAAGAAAATAAATTTCCAAAGTGCATTTGTTGAAATGGTTTGGATGTTGAGTGGTAGAATAGATGTTGAATGGTTACGCAAAAATGGTGTTAATTATTGGAACGATTGGGAAGATACCGATGGTAATATTGGAAAAGGTTATGGATGGCAGTTTAGAAATTTTGGTGGTGATGAAAACGGTAAAGGTGGTGTTGACCAATTAAACTTTGTAGTTAATGAATTAAAAAAGAATCCAGATTCAAGACGTGCTTTAATTTCTTTGTGGAATCCAAACCAATTACAAGAAACAACTTTGCCACCATGTCATTTTCTTTATCATTTTCTTTCATATATTTCGGATAAAGATGGTAAACGTTATTTAGACTTACATGTCACACAACGTTCAGCAGATTATTTTTTAGGTGTTCCGTATAATTTAGTTATGAGTGGAATTTTTGTTACACTTATGGCAAAACATCTTGGTATGCAAGTTGGTTCAATACACCAAACTTTCAATGATTCGCATACATATTTGAATCATAGTGAACAAGTTATTAAATACTTAAACAATGTTTACCACGAAAGTGAAGAAAGAATTTTTAGTAGATCACATAATAATGATGTTGTGAATATTAAGACAAGAGAAATTCCAAAATTAGTAATGACTGACGAATTTGCTAATTTGGTATTTGAAGATTTTGAAGAAATGCTACAGTATATCGCTATTGATTTTTCGAACAAAGAAACATCAATGTCAATTGTAAATTACAAAAGTTATCCATTTATTAAAGCGGATGTCGCAGTTTAATTAAATAGTATTCACATACATAATTTTTTACCATAAAATTGTGTATGTGAATTTTTTAGCATATTTGTATTTCAAAATCAGATAACATGAAATTAAAATACAGATTTTTCGATAAAGAAGATAATGTCGGTAGGTTTATCACATACGAATTTCCAGTTCCTTTCCATGAAAATATGGATATAGAATTTAAAGAAATGTATGGTACTGATTTAACATTCTTAAAGGAATTAAATCACCGTGATAAAATTATTAGAATTCATACAGCGTATGATAGCGTTAACGGAACACATTATGTTGCGCCAGTAATAAAAAACGTAGAGAAATTCTAAAAAAACGTTTTAATTTCATAATGACTTTTCGTGGAAATGCTAGAACACTTAGATTAGAAAATTAATATATCGATGAACATCTTTATATTATTTTTACACCTAAATTAATACTTATATACACGGAAGCTACTCGTGAAGATAATGTTACTATTAGTGGATACCAAAATACAATAGCAAATGAAAGAGGTGCATTATTACGTCACTTAAAAAACAAAAAATATTATCCATATAAATTTGAATGGTTTGAAAAATAAAAACTAGAAATAATGATAAAAAAGAAAATCATACAGAATAAAAAAGAAAGAACTAATTACCTACTTTTTATAAATAGTTTTGTTGATATGAAAAATAAAAAAACAAAATTTTTTAAAAAACACAGGTTCATAAACACATATCTTATGTTATGTGTTCCATCATACATAATTTTAATTTACCTAAGTGATTGGATTTTTGATATTTCTAATTTATATTATAGTTTGTATGTTTCGATAGTTGTTTTTGTTTTGGTTTATGAATCAATAAAATATATGATAATGAAAAATAAAAAAATACCAATAGGAAAAATTATTTCTGAAATATTGTTACAAAAACCAGATGCGGAATTTGGTTTTGAGAATTCAGATTTTTTAATTTACTCTACCGAACTAATTATTGATGGTAATGATATTGTTGTTGAATTTACAATTCCAAAAGAATACAACACATACAGCGGTGTTATTAGATTAGATGAAACAATAATGGAAGTATGGAAAAATTATATAACAAACACATATTGATATTTGTCCAGTATGTAAAATAAAATAAAAAAATGAAAAATAATGCTATATTAAATTCACTTGCAATGATGGCTATAATGGCAAAATAAGATTATCAAACATCAAAAAATTCTCTACCAGATGAACCAATTATTAGTAAACGTTTATCATTTGATTTTCCAGATAAACCTAAGCATCATAAAGGACAATTTCATTATTGGTTTATGATTGATGGAAGTTTTTTAACTGAAAAGAAAGACCAAAGAATGCTTAAAGAAGATTGTTTCTTTAAATGTTTTTCAATAAATGATAAAAATGCAATTAAGAAATTTAATAAATTTTATTCAGCAAACAAAAATAATTAATATAAATTAACAAACACATATCAATAACATGTCAAAAGGAATTAAATGTATTTGCATAGATGCAAAAAACAAACCAAAAGAAATACCAACAAATAAATGGGTTGTCGAAAATAACACCTACACAATTAACCATATTTTCAAACACCCAAATCAAAACAATATACAAGGTGTTGAACTTGCTGAACTGGATATTAGTGCATGTAAACCTTACAGTACTTTTAGGATTTCAAGATTTGCAATAAATGTTGATGATCTAGGTAAATTGATTCAGATGATGAAAGATTGCACCGAATTAAATGATATTGAAATTGATTCCTTCATTAAAGAAATGTTAGAAAAGGAGGAACTAATTTTAGAAGAAAATTAATATACAAACACAAAAAATAAATTTTTTGTGTTTGTATATTGTTTATCCATTTATTATACCTATTTTTGTTGAAACAAATAAAAAAACCTAAAATGAAAAATATTACTTTTATAAAAGCATCTATTATTTTTGCAATCGTTGGAATTTCAGTACTATACATATTACGTGAAATTATAATTAATGTTCTACATTTTATTTTCAGTATTTAGATAAACATCTAAGTACTTATTATTAACTTAAAACAAAAACATGCGAATCAAAAAAAAATTAAAGTACACGTATAATGAAAATACTTTATTATTCGAACAATTTAAACCAAATTACATAAAACAATTTTCGTTTTATTTTATATGTTTTTTTGGATTTATTGTATTGACTGGAATAAGTAAATCTGTAACAAAAACACAAGCACAAGTTTATTACGAAACGTCCATAAACGTAATAGCTAATACAGAATTAAATCACAAAACATTAGAAGCAGAAATTGCTAAGTATAATTTTAAGTTCCCTAAAATAATTTATGCACAAGCGGTTCTTGAAAGTAATAATTTCAAATCAAATATTTGCAAACAAAGTAATAACTTGTTTGGTATGAAAGAAGCTAGACAAAGAACAACTACTGCAAACGGAACTGAATTTAATCACGCATCATATTTAACTTGGCAAGATTCAGTTATTGACCGTGCTTTATTCGAAACATCATTCCTTAGATCAATAAAAACAAAAGAACAATATTTCGATTACATATCAAAAAATTACGCAGAAGATACCTCATACGTAATTAAATTAAAAAAAATAATAAATAAAAACCAAAATTAATGAAATACATCGACTACATTACCGATCAAATAATTTTTGATATTGCGCAAATCGTAATATTTTTTGAAGATTATCAATACCTTACTTGGATATTTGTTATTGCTTTTTATATATTTTGGTTGTCGATTAAATATTTTATCATTACATTACCATTCAGAATGTTGTTTCAGAATGTACTTCCCAAAATTATCGTGCAAGTTAAAGATAAGTTATTTAAAAAGAATTAACCTAACATTGAATAAAAACATAAATATAATAATCCAAACTAAATTATTTTGGATTTTTTTTGTTTAAATGTATTGTTTATTGAATAATTATGTTTACGTTTGTATTTCAATAATTAATCACAACAAAAAACAATATTATGAATGTATCAAGAGTAACAGAAGAAGTTAGTTTATTTGTAGAAACTAATGAATGTTTTTGGTTTTTAGATGTAATAAACAGTTACCAAACAACAAAACATGTAAATGATACACCATTTCAAGTGTGGACTTTCAAAAAAAATAAAACTGGTAACGGTTGTGTTGTAACATGCGAAGATGGTGATAAAAACATAGTTAAAAGACAAAGAATACCATTTACAGATTTGGAATTGAAAACTTTTACGATGTGGCTAATTAACGGAACAATAATGTTCCCAAACGAATATTAAATTATGGATTCAGATAAATTTAGATCACTACCATTAAGCGAAAGAATCGAACTTGCAAAAATTTATGAAAATTCGATTTATGCTGTAGATGATAAAAATAGCAAAGTTCGTTTAGAAATTGTAAAAATGAAACATTACAATTTCATCTTGTGTAAAGATAAATCGAAACTTGTGCGTATTGCAATCGCAAAATTAAAGAATTATAATCATATTTTATCATCTGATTCAGATGTTGATGTACGAAAGGAAGTTGCCAAAACTGGAACACATAATTTTAAACTTTCTAAAGATAAAAGTTCCAGTGTTCGATATTTAGTAGCAAAACAAGGTACACAATCTTACATATTGAATTTTGATTTGGATATTAATGTTCGTAATGCATCATTAAAATACAGCAAACTTTTAAATAATAATTGAAATCAAATTATCTACTTGTATTACATCTGATATGATGTCCAATTATAGTGATTCCGATGAATTTATGAAATGGTAAATCATGGACAATCTTTTGTTTATGATGATACCAAGTACACATACATTGCATCAGGTTTATGTCGGTACGTTTTCAAATCTGAATGCGGTAAATTTGTTATTAAAGTTCCTATTGGTGATGTATTGTCAAATTCAGAAATAACTGATGTTTTAGAATATGTAAAAACAAAAAATGTAAAAAAATAACATGAATAAAAAATTTAAAGTTCTCGTAGTACATCACAATAATGATTTGGATGGTATTTTTTCTGGTGTATTAGCAACCAAATTTTATGAAATATTTTCAAGAGAAGTTCCAAACGAATATTTTGAATATGAAATTGTTGGTTATAATTATGGTAAAGATGAAAGTGTTGATACTTGGTTAAATCCATTTGATAAAGATGGATTTAAAAAATATGACCATATTCAATTTATTGATGTTACACCACCAATTAAATATTTCGATAATGTTTTTAAATTAATGCATGATAGAGAATTATGTGTTGAAATTTTTGACCACCATCAATATGCGTTTAATTCAATTATGGATATTTTCAAAGAAGATGAAAGTTTAGTGAATGATAATTTAATTTATCATTATCATGGTGATAAATGTGGCGCAAAAATTTTTTATGATTGTGTGATACATGACAATTTTTGGATTTTAATGTTGAATGAAAATATTAATTATAATACTAATATCTTTAATGATAAAGAAAAAACCCTAAAAAAATATACTAAAAATATTAGAGAATCGATAGACAATTCTTTTATTACTAAATCAATAAGTTATTTGATTGATTTAGTTGATAGTTATGATTTGTGGAAGTGGAAAAATGAAACACCAAATAATATTGATGCTCTTGCATTAAATGAATATTTTTTACAGTGGGATTATGAAACCGTAATATACGAAAAAATTTGTGAATGTATTCTTTTTAATTATACAAAAAAACAAATTCTTGAAAATGTTTTACATAAAGGACATAGAATGATAGAATTTAAAACTTTGGAAAGTTTTAAAGAAAAACACATTTTATTAGATTTGTACGACATTAAATTTGTTGTTGTGAATGCAAAAGCAAATGTTTATTCTATTGATAATATTTTAAGTAAATTTGGTGATGAATATTCCTTCGCATTATTTTACAAAAATATGGATTTTGTTAATGGTGTAGTAAATATTTCTTTACGATCTATAAACAATGATTTTGACTGTAATGCATTCGTGAAAAAAATAACCGACAATAATGGTGGTGGTCACAAATCAGCTAGTGGTGGACAAATGAAAATAAGTAAATTCATAGATTTATTAACAAAATAATTATGTTAGATTTAGAAAAAATAAAAGGTAAAATAAGCGCACTATTAGCAAAAACAGTTGATAATGGTGCGACAAAAGCTGAAATGAATTCAGCATTAGAAAAAGCTAATCAATTAATGTTAGATTTTTTTATCACAGAAAATGATCTTAAAGAAAAAGATAAAGCTACTATTAATAAATGTGTATCTAAGAAAGTAGAGAAAGTTAAGAGTGGTTTTGATTTAGATTTATTTCTTTTTGATCTACATAATTTATTTGATTGTAAGGCATTCCATAACAAATATGACATCACTTTTTTTGGTTATGATACTGATGTTGAATTGTGTTGTTATTTTTATCAAATGATAGCAAAAACTTGTTTGAAAGAAAAAGAAAGATATACTAAATCATTTGAATATATGGTTCTTAAAAAGAAAGTGCATGGTAAAACTTTATCTTCTTCTTTTATTACTGGTTTCTTACTTGAAGTTGTTTTAAAATTAAAAAAATTATATGAAGAAAGAAATTCTAATATACCACAGAATTATGGATTAATGTTAATAGAAAAAACAAAAAATGTACAAAATCAGTTTGATTTGTTGAATCTAAATTTATCAAATTCAGCTAGAAAAAAAATAACCATTGGTGAATTAACTGCATACAACCAAGGAATACAACGTGGTAGGGAATTTGAACTTATTCAAGGAATTGAAGAAGATGAAGAAGATAAAATAGAAACAATATTTATTTAAAAAAATTATATGATAAATTTAGTTGAATTAGCAAAAAGACATAAAATCCAAATGGATGAAAAAAATGTGTTAATTAGTGTTTACACAAATGCATCTGGATTTTTGTGGTCGTTAATGAAAGTAGAAGGTGGTACTGACTTGGGGTTTTCTGATGAAAGCGGTGATTGTGAAATGTCAGGAACATTTACATCTTATGAAAAAGCGTTTGAAAATGCATTAGATTTAGTTTCCAAATGTGATTTAGAAAAATTTGAAAAAGAATGTCCAAAAAATAAATTTCATTGGGGTAATTATGCTGAATGGTTAATCAAACATCATAGTTAGTTTCAACATAACACCAACAAAAAGAACGCATAAACTAATTAACTTAAAATAATTAGTTTATGCAATCAAATGATTTCTTAAAGATAATTCATTCAGCGGATTATCATGTTCGTAACAGAAATGTTTCATTATCTGACGAATACACACAAATACTTACAAACATTGAAAATGCAATTGTTGAAACACAAGCAGATGTTTATTGTATGGTTGGTGACTTGTTCGACTTCAACGAACAAAATGATTCCGAAAGGAAAGTGCTTTATAGGCATATTGCAAAAGTGTTAAACATTCCTACTTTAAAGGAATTGGTTTTAATGCTTGGTAATCACGATTTCTTAGTGGATAAGAAAAAATTATCTTCAAACAAAGACAATAATTCAATAGATACTTTACGTGAATTTATTGCAACACTTTCACCCGAACTGTCTGAAAAACTGAACTACATAAAAAAACAAAAACAATACGTTTCCAAAGCAGATTCAAGATTTGCTTATATTGGATATTCATTGGAAGATGGTTTCAGTAATGGTAACAATGTTAATTGGGATGAAGTTGACAACACAAAATACAACATCACTTTATTTCACGATATTCTTTTGGATTATATCGATGAATCTGGATTACCAGTTTCAAAAGATAAAAGACAATATTTACCTAGATTATCTGATTTCAAAACTAAAAATATTCTTGCGGGAGATATACACAAAAATTGGTCAGCAACTACTGCATTTTTGCAATTACAACATGGTGAAGAAGAAAGACGTTTCCTTTATTCTGGTTCTAATAACCAAGTAAATCATAGTGAAGGTACTTTCATTAGATTGCGTAAAAATTCGCAAACTATTTTTGCTGATAAAAAAGTATTAAAATATCACGAAGCAAATTTAAATGATATAAATTCATTTTTAATTACAAATGATTTACCACTTACGGATGTTGTTACTTACATCACTGTAGATTGTAACACACGTTCAGTTTTACCAACTTATTTGCGTGAAATTACCAATAGACTTAACAACCCAAAGTTGTATGGTTCTATGCGTACTTTTATCAAACTGAAAATTTCAAGTTCATATATTAAGCATGAAGTGGAAATTTGTAATTCGATTTCAG